CCAGCAGCAACAACTTCAGCAGCGATACTAAGAATCTCTGGTTAATAGCATAGGAGGTAAAATCCTATGGCAACTTGGGGTACGCTTACATGGAGCACAGGTAACTTTGGTGATCAAACAAATAGTACGTTTCCACCAAACGGGATAGGTGCATCTTTTAATTTAGGCACAGTTGTCACAACTGCAACCGTAGATTTTGGTTGGAGTAATAATGCATGGGGTTTAGTTGATTGGAATACTAATGAGCTAAACGCAGATGGAATCGTAACTGGTTTTGGAATGACCAGTACTCTAGGTGATGAAACTACAGTCAATGAAGTTAATGTTGGTTGGGGTAGATTACTTTGGGGAGAAAATGCTTGGGGAATTGCAGGTGATGTAGCAGTTACCGGTTTCTCTTTATCTTCAAATTTAGGTTCGGTTACTACACAAGCAAACGCTGATGTAATTCCAACTTCATTACCAATGACTGCATCACAAGGTGATGAGTCTATAGAAATTTCTTTTGAAATAGAATTAACAGGTATTTCTATTACATCTAATTTAGGAATAGCAGATGCTGGTCCTGATGCAATGTTAGAAGGAATCGGTGCAACCGGTTCTGTAGGCAGTGTCGAAGCATACAACTTAGAAGGTTGGGGACGATACTTCTATGGTCAATTTGTTTGGGGTGCCACAGGTGAATGGGCAAATGTAGATGTAACTGGCATTGAAATGTCAGCTGCAACAAATCCTGAAGGCATTCCTTCATTTACAGCTGAAGCTGATGCTCAATTATCTACAGCTCAAGCTAAATTTGGACCTTCATCTTTATTATTAGATGGAACGGGAGATTTTGTACAATCGACAGCTACAGACGTTGTTCAAAATAATTTTACAATTGAGTTTTTTGCATATGCTTCTAACTTTGCACAAGATGCATATCTATGGGACAATCAATCTTCAAATCAAGGTTTTGCATTTTCAATTACATCAGCTGGACAGCTAAGATTAATTCAAGATGGTACAATTCTTCAACAAACAGGTACGCCTAGTTTAAATAATAATCAATGGAATCACTTTGCATTAGTACAAAATTCAACTCTTTTAACTTTATACATTAATGGAACTCCTAAACTTCAGTACTCTACAGGTGGAGATAGTTATCCAGGTCAATCTTATAAGATAGGAGCAAACGAAGCTGAAACTCAATTCTTTAATGGTTATATAGATGAGTTTAGATCTTCTGATATTGCAGTATATACAGGTCTCTTTACACCTCCTACTTCACCATTTACGGTAGATGGAAATACTATTTCCTTACTTCATTTTGATGGTGCAAATGGTTCGACACAAATATTTAATGAAACACAAAATGCGTACAGCATTACAGGAACAGCAAATACAGATGTAACCGGTGAAGCAATGACAGCTGCAGAAGGAATCGTGGATCCGGCTCCAGATGCAGAAGTTACTGGTATTGGATTTGATGCTTCTCTTGCTGTTGGAACAGTGGTTATTGGAGAGGCTAATGTAACCGTTGTTGGAGAAGGTTTTGCAGCCGGTCTTGGAGTAGGTACTTTAGATGCTGTAACTCTTGTAGATTTGACTGGAATATCAATGTCTGCTAATATAGGTACTATTACAGCTAAAGGTTTTGCTAATGTATCTTTAACAGGTTTTGGCTTGACAATGGCTGAAGGAACTAATAGAACTCTAATATGGAACCAAGTAAATACAGGTACAGCGCCTACTTGGACAGAAGTTGACACCGCTGCTTAAAAATTATAGATTGACATTATTCGTCAAAATTTATAAAAATAGATTAATTGGAGAATTTAAAATATGGCAAACTCAACATCAGCTAATTTAAAATTAACTGTACAAGCAACTGGTGAAAACTCAGGAACTTGGGGACAGATTACAAATACAAACTTATTAATTCTTGAACAAGCTATTGGTGGTTATGACGCATTTAACATAACTAACGCATCTAGAGCATTAACTTTTACAAACGGTGCTTTATCAAATGGTAAAAATGAAGTTATTAAATTAACAGGAACTCTTGAAGGTAATTTGAATGTTACTATTCCTGATTCAGTTGAAAAAACTTACATCATTCATGATGGTTGTGACCATGCAGGTTTCACTTTAACTTTTAAAACTACTTCAGGTTCAGGTGTAGATTTATGTGAAGGTCATAAATATGTTTTATATTCAGATGGTACTAATATTGAAAAAGCTTCTGAAGAAAAAGTATGGAGAGCAATTACTGCTGCTGAAACTGTTCAACCAGGTGCACAAATTTTAGCAAATACAAATGGTGGAGCATTTACAATTACACTTCCTGCATCTCCAAGTGCAGGCGATGAAGTTTCATTTATTGACCAAGGATATGATTTTGACTCAAATGCATTAACTGTTGGAAGAAACGGATCTAATATAGCAAACAGTGCAGCTGACCTAGTTGTTAATACACAAGGTGCTGGTTTTAGTTTAGTATATTCTGGAGACGCTACAACAGGTTGGACTTATAGAGAGAAATAATAAATGGCAAATTACGAAGCAACTAAATACGATTTTGACGGAGCTAACCTTACAGGTATTGAAGGTATTCCAACAGCAACAATTGTGCCATGGTCAGATTCTTCTGTGCCATCAGGTTTTTTAGAGTGTGATGGATCTGCAGTTTCAAGATCAACCTACGCAGCTTTATTTGCAATTGTTGGTACAACTTATGGATCAGGTGATGGTTCAACAACTTTCAATGTACCAGACTTACAAGATAACGTAGCAGTTGGAAAATCAGGGACAAAAGCTTTAGCGTCAACTGGCGGAGCAAACACAGTTTCTTCAACTGGAAATGTTGGTGGTTCAACAGCAAATGCTTCTTTATCAACAGCACAACTTGCTTCTCACTCACACCCAGGAGCTGGTAATCCAAGTGCACCAGAAAACTCAAACACAGAACCTTTTAGAATTTTTCAAAATACGACCACAGGAAATGCAGGTTCTGGTGGTGGACACGCTCATAACATGAGTGCGAATTTTACAGGAGATGCAACTTCAGTTGTACAACCTTATTTAACAGTAATATATATTATAAAAACTTAGGAGGAAAAATGGCAAGTAAAGGACAATGGACAATAGTATTTGATGATAAAACTGTAATTAAAAATTATGCAGAGGGAGCTGAAGAAGGCTATCCACATAAAATTGAAAATGATGACACTTTTTGGAATGATAGTAAATTTTCAAATATTTGGGCAATTCATTATGGAACTGCAGATACTTCAGATGAAGTAGAATATAGAGATGATACTCCACATACTTCTTTTTCTGAAGCTAATTTAGGTAACATAAGTCAATTTTCCTCTAGGTGGGATGCAGCACATTTAGCTGAATTACAGGAAAATTGGGACCAAGATAACGTTTATGATTCTCAGGGTAACATAAATGAAACTGAATCTGAAAAAATTGCTAGAATAGGTGCAAGACCTACCACTTATTCTTCATAATATAAGAGGAGAAATGGTAAATGGCGAATTACGAAGCAACTAGGTATGATTATGATGGATCTAACGTTCAAGGTCTTGAATTAATTCCTACTGCAACAATTTTGCCTTGGTCAGATTCAAGTATTCCATCTGGATATTTAGAATGTAATGGTGCTGCAGTTTCAAGATCAACCTATGCAGCTTTATTTGCAATCGTTGGTACAACTTACGGGTCAGGTGATGGTTCAACAACTTTTACTCTACCTGATTTACAAGACAATGTACCAGTTTCAAAATCAAACACAAAAACTTTAGCATCAACTGGTGGAGCTAATACAGTAACTTCAACCGGAAATGTTGGTGGTTCAACAGCAAATGCAACTTTATCAACAGCACAACTTGCTTCTCACTCACATCCAGGTGGTGGTGGTAATTCTGCTCCAGAAAACTCAAACCCGGGGCCTTTTCAAATTTTTCAAAATACGAACACAGGAAATGCAGGTTCTGGTGGTGGACACGCTCATAACATGAGCGCGAGTTTTACAGGAGATGCAACTTCAGTTGTACAACCTTATTTAACAGTAATATATATTATAAAAACTTAGTATTATAAAAATATTTGTATAGTTTTTCTAGGTACTAAAGGTTTCATAACATTACACACTTTATGTTCTAAAGGTGACTTTAAAATTAAAATAGAATTTCCAACAAAAGGAATAAATCCATTAGAATTTTCATTTGTGAATAAAAATTCACCTCCAAATTTAGTGTTCCATCTTCTATTAATATAATATGTTATACCATATTGATGGTTTCCATCATCGTGCCAATTAATACCAGATCCGTCTTTCATTGAATGAATAAGGGGTTTAAAAGTTTTAATTTTAACTTTGTGAAAAGGATTATTTTCTATTAAAATTTTAATTTTTTGTAATGGTTTATAATTTATATCTAAAAGAGTATTATCAACAAAATTTTTATAACCATGTTTTAAATATTCTTTCCATTTTTTTTCTGTTGATTTTAATTCAATTAATTTACTTTTAAAAACATCATAGTGAATTTTTTTATATGTAGCATAATCTAAAAATTCTTTAATATAATATAATTTATCTGGTATTTGATATACTAATTTCATGGATGTAGAAAACAATTAATTGAATACCTAGTACCTTTTGTTATAGGTTCAGTTCCATGAATCCAAATAGGTTCAGCAGGAAATATCATTGCATCACCTGTTTTAAAAGAATGTTTTATCCGACCATTAAAAAATCTAAATTCACCACCTTTATAATCTTCATTTAAATTTAAAGTGCAAGAAGCTCTCAAAGCACTTGCAACATCGGAATGATCTTTTATACATTGTCCTTTTTCATATTTCAAAATTCTAATATTATGAGAATTAGACATAAGTCTTTTATTAAATGTAGAACACATATTTTTTTGAATATATAATTCATAATTAATTATCATGATATTAATGTATCTTTTAGCTAGTTCTAAAGGTTTTATAAATTTTTTATTTTCTAAAGACAATCTAGTTAAATTAATACATTTAAAATTATCTAATTCATGTTGTTTAGTTTTAAATTTGTAACTAGATTCTAGTGTAGAATTTTCACTATTATTTTCATAAAAATCTATAAAATACTTACATACATCTTGAGGTACTAATTTGTTTATATGAAATTTTAAATCGGTGATTTTATAATCAAAAGACATTATCTCAATAAAAGCCATGATGTTAAAATATATTTTTCACCTGATAAAGGAGGATTACCTCTGTGAACATATGGAAAACCTGCAGGCCAAATAACTATTCTACCTTTTTTAGGTTGTACTCTTTTTGAAAAATTTAAAAATTCAGTTTCTCCACCTTCTTCCACATCATTTAAATAGATAGAAAAAACAAAAGCTCTAGCTTCATATTCATATCCTCTATTATGTTCCAAGTGCCATACGTGATAACCTTCTGTGGGTAATGTTTTTTGAATTTTTATACTGGTGTAGAAAAATTGTTTTTGGCCATAAGCATCTGCTGCTCCAGTGTTATCTAAATAGTGTTGCCATGCAATATCAAAATTTAACATGGTAGGTTTTAAATCTTCCCACCATAAATCAATATTATCCTTTGCCATAAAAAACTGTTGATCTTGTTTTTTTAAAACAGAAGATTTTTCAAAAGAAATTCTATTAACGGTTTTATTAAACTTATCTTGATCTTCAAATAATTTTATAGCTCTATTACATTCATTTTCAGGTATAAAATTATCATACACACCTATGAAATTATTTATATTAACTGTTTTTTCCATTATTTATT